GCTGTTTCTGAACGACGTAGGAAAGATGTCGCTCAAAGTACAGCTAAAACAGCACGTGGTATTAAGAATCTTATTTACAATACCGGAGCTCCGGTAACACTAGCTGCCGCCGTTGCATACAAAGCCTCGCAAGATCCGGCGGTGCAACGTGTGGTTAAAAATGCTGGTTCTAAAACCATGAAGACCGTTCGCGACTATCAAAACACGCAAGCAACTAAAGATCTTTTTAAAAAGATGGGTCTTCAATAGTTCTAACTAAGGAGGTGAATCATGGAGTCTAGTATTCTCACAAGCACAAAGAAAATTCTCAACTTGGCTCCAGATTATACCGTGTTTGATTCACAGATCATTGCCTACATCAACTCGGCATTTTCTACACTGAATCAAATGGATTTGGACGCCACAGAAGGGTTCTCCATCACCGGATATTCCGAAACGTGGATGAACTATACGCCAGACCCATCCAAGATCAACGCAATCAAGAACTTTGTTTTTCTCAAGGTTCGTTTGCTGTTTGATCCCCCGCAGTCGTCGTTTCATATTCAGATGCTTGAGACACAACTGTCTCAGGTAGAGTGGCGCCTTAGTATCCTAGAGAACCCAACGTAGAAAGAGAGGTGAGACCATGGAAGCAAGTATTTTGAAGACAATCAAAGAGATGCTCGGTGTGCAAATCGCAGCCGAGGAATTTGATTCGGACATCATTACCCATATTAACTCATCGTTCTCTGTTCTACAGCAGTTGGGGGTAGGCCCACAACCTGATGGCTACATGATCGAAGACGATGCGGCCGAATGGGCCGATTATCTTCCGGCAGTTGACGAGTACAATGAGAAGAAGCTCGAGTTCGTCAAGAGCTACATCTATATTTATGTACGACTTCTCTTTGACCCACCGCAAAACTCATTTGGTATCAATGCGCTGCAAGAAGAATTGGCGCAACTTACCTGGCGCATCCAAGTTCAGGGTGAAGTTTACACCGATCCTGAAACAGGCGCGGCTCCGGGTGTTGGTGGCGTAGGCCCGGCTGGCCCGCAAGGTCCTGCTGGACCACAGGGTCCTCAAGGACCGGCTGGGGCTGATGGTGCTCCGGGTGCCGATGGTGCTCCTGGTGTTGATGGGGCCGATGGTGCTCCTGGTGTTGATGGGGCCGATGGTGCTCAGGGCCCTCCGGGTGCTGATGGTGCCGATGGTGCTCAGGGCCCTCCGGGTGCTGATGGTGCTCAGGGCCCTCCGGGTGCTGATGGTCTCGATGCGCCAATTGATACCGACGGAACTCTAACCGCAAATAGCGATCTGGTTGTACCATCACAAAAAGCGGTTAAGACCTACGCAGACACAAAGCTTGTTATTCCAACAGGCACACCAACAGTAAATACATTTGCTCGCGGAGATGGGGCTTGGGGTAAACCTAATAAAGTTAAACCAGTAGGCGCTAAAACCAATGAGTACGATCTTACTAGTCGCCCGCTTGGCTATGGTTATAGTTCATCCACACCATCATCTTCAATCAATAACTCAATGCAAACGGTCGTATTTCAACCGTGGGTCCCCTCTGACGATTATACTGTTGACGAACTAAAGATGTATCTTGTAGCTAATGTTAATATTGGCGTTGGCGCCGGATATCGTGTTGGTCTTTGGGAAGATGATGATATGGCTTTGGGCTCCCTGATTGATCAATTCCACGTTTCTGCGAATGCGCTTGGCGTTATTGCTGCGGCACCAATGGGCGGGTCTCCAATTCCCGTAAGTGGAAACTCTCGATACTGGATTGGTACAGTTCTGCGTAATATGGACACGGCTAGTGGCTTTACTTCAGCTGCTTGTTGCTCGGTCGCCGGGCATATGTGTAGTGAGCCAACACCAGCGGCATCCAATAATATGATGGGCAATCAAGTTGCTAATATTGTACAGAACTCAGAACTAAGTCTTATTTCTGGATTCACGGGGATTACACGATCTGTTAATGGTAAAGCTTTCCATTTCTGGATTCATCGAATGAGTGGGACGTGATAATATGACTATAATTGAAGAAACATTTTCTCTAGAGGGCGTTCTAGTTAATCGTACTTTCTCGAATGACGATGGAACTGGACTTTGGGAAGCGTATGATGAAACGGGTGCTGTGGTTGACTCGGAAATTCTTAGTGGACTACCTATTCCAGAAGTCATTCCAGAGATTGCAAGTCTGACTAACGAAGAAATCTCCCTACGAATGCGAGAAGCATTTGATTCGGTTGCCACGGGTAGTCTTACTACAGCTAAACTCAAGCTAGCAATGCAGGCGGCTATCGACGCAATTGGTGAAACCCCATGAGTAGTCTTGTTGTAGTAGCAATTCCTGCAGATGACGATCAAGTCTGGAAGGTATCGAGTGAAAAAGTTCCTCATCTTACTCTACTTTATTTGGGTGATTCCAATACTGTTGATAATGTTGATTCTATCGCCGAATTTCTGGATCACGCTGCTTCTACTTCTCTTAATCGGTTTGGGCTGGATGTTGACCGGCGTGGAGTTCTCGGAGGAGATCAAGCAGATGTACTATTCTTTTCTGCGGGATGGGAAGCGAAAGAAGTAAAGCAATTTAGACATTACCTGCTCCAAAATGACGATATCCGAACAGCATACGACTCCTCTGAGCAGCATCCGGACTGGCTTCCTCACCTCACCCTGGGTTATCCAGAGACTCCGGCGAAACCTAATCCCAATGATTATGGGATTGGTTGGGTACGCTTTGACCGCATTGCTTTGTGGTTGGGTGATTATGAGGGACCTGAATTTGTCCTACAAAGAAGTAATGACTACGCGGAGGTGAGCATGAGTGACGCAGTAGAAAACGTTCTTGCTCACTATGGCAAGAAGGGTATGAAGTGGGGCGTTCGTAACGCGCCCGCGCGCAAGGAGCATTCTTCTGACTCAGCAGAAGCTCGCAAAGCGCATGGTAAAGCTAAAGCTAAAGGTTCGACATCTCTTAGTAATAGCGAGCTTAAACTTCTCAACGAACGTTTGCAGCTAGAAAAGAAATACAGCGATCTGAACCCAGATACAACGGCTAAAGGTAAAAACTTCGTAAAGAAGCAACTTATTAACGTTACCGGAATGACAGTAGCCGCTGTTGTATCAAAGAAACTGCTGAATCGAATCTAAAAAAAGGAGGTTGGCGTGGCTCTATCTAATACCGCGACGCCAGTCTACTATGGTCGGTTTCGAGACGCTGTAATTCGAGGTGAAATTCCGGTCAATCGCGAGATTGCGCTGGAGATGAATCGGATCGATGCTCTAATTGCTAATCCAAACATCTATTACGACGAAGACGCGGTCAAAGGCTTCATTCTCTATTGTGAGGGTGAGGCCACACTGACCGATGGTAGTGATCTACATCTTCTAGAGACCTTCAAACTCTGGGCGGAGCAGATCTTTGGTTGGTTTTACTTTGTCGAACGTAGTGTGTACGTCCCATCTGAGGGTGATCGTGGTGGGCACTATGTCAAACGTACGGTTAAGAAGCGCTTGATCGTCAAGCAGTATCTGATCGTGGCCCGAGGGGCCGCTAAGTCAATGTATGCCTCGCTGATTCAAAGCTACTTCATTACAGTTGATACGGCGACGACACATCAGATCACAACTGCTCCAACAATGAAGCAGGCCGAAGAAGTGATGTCTCCAATACGGACATCAATCACCAGAGCTCGAGGACCGCTGTTCAAGTTCCTCACAGAGGGTTCGCTCCAGAATACTACGGGCTCTAGAGCGATGCGCCAGAAGCTAGCATCGACCAAGAAGGGTATCGAGAACTTTCTCACCGGTTCTTTGCTTGAGATTCGGCCTATGTCGATTCATAAGCTACAGGGTCTCCGTCCTAAAGTGTCGACTATTGACGAATGGTTGTCTGGTGATCTAAGAGAAGACATTATTGGTGCAGTTGAGCAGGGTGCTTCTAAGCTGGAAGACTATTTGATCATCGCTACAAGTTCAGAAGGAACGGTCCGTAACGGATCTGGCGATACAATCAAAATGGAACTTGCAGACATTCTTAAGGGTGAATACATTGCGCCGCACATTTCGATCTGGCACTATAAGTTGGACGACTTGGAAGAAGTCAGCGATCCAGCAACGTGGTTGAAAGCTAATCCTAATCTTGGGATTACAGTCAGCTACGAAACGTATCAACTGGACGTTGAACGGGCTGAAAAAGCCCCAGCAGCACGGAATGATATTCTGGCTAAGCGGTTTGGTATCCCAATGGAAGGATACACATATTTCTTCACGTACGAAGAGACACTTCCGCACCCACCACAGAAATTCTGGGAGATGCCCTGTGCTTTGGGCGCAGACCTTTCCCAAGGCGACGACTTCTGCGCTTTCACATTCCTCTTTCCTCTTCCGCGAGAACGCTTCGGTATTAAGACGCGTAGTTACATCACTGAAATCACGCTAATGCAACTACCCGCAGCTATGCGCGCGAAGTATGATGAATTCATTCGGGAAGGTAGTCTTCACGTCATGCCAGGAACCGTTCTTGACATGATGGAGGTCTATGATGATCTGGATGAGTTCATTATCAAGGAAGCGTATGATGTTAGAGCTCTTGGCTTTGATCCGTATAACGCAAAAGAATTTGTTGCTCGTTGGGAATCTGAAAACGGGCCGTTTGGTATTGAGAAGGTCATTCAGGGCGCTCGAACAGAATCGGTGCCGTTGGGTGAGTTGAAGAATCTGAGTGAACAGCGACAACTACTGTTCGATCAAGATCTTATGACGTTTGCTATGGGTAATGCGATTACGTTGGAAGACACTAACGGTAACCGCAAGCTTCTTAAGCGTCGACAAGAAGAAAAGATCGATAACGTATCAGCCATGATGGATGCTTGGGTAGCTTATAAACTAAACAAGGATGCATTCGAGTAATGACTACAGATAAAGGAGGTGATTTATGGCGCGGGTCGGTGCACGATTGAAACACGCTTGGAACGCCTTTAATGGCACTTCCAAAGATACAAAATCTTACGGCGAATTTGGTGCAACCTATGGTGGACGACCAGATCGAGCTAGGTATCGTGTTACTAACGAACGCTCAATCATCTCCTCAATCTATACTCGAGTTAGTATTGACGTTGCGAATGTCCTCATTCGTCATGTTCGTACCGACGATCAAGATCGGTTTCTTGAAGAGATTGATAGCGGTCTGAACAACTGTTTGAAGCTAGAAGCCAACATTGATCAGGCGGCAACGCACTTTCGACAAGACATTGTTGCCACGTTGTTCGATCGAGGCGTCGCCGCTATTGTGCCGGTTGATACATCTATCAATCCTAACTCTAGTGGTGGCTTTGACATCAAAACTCTGCAAGTGGGTTACATTACCGCTTGGTACCCAGAGCATGTTCGCGTAAGTCTCTTCAACAACAAGAAACAAATTCGAGAAGAGATTACTCTTGCTAAAAAGTTCGTAGCGATTGTTGAGAACCCTCTTTATTCCGTGATGAACGAGCCAAACTCAACGCTTCAGCGTTTGACTAGTAAGCTCGGACTTCTCGATGTAACTGATAATGCCTCGGCATCTAATAAACTTGATCTCATCATTCAGCTACCATACGTAATCAAGACCGAAGCAAAGCGCGCACAGGCAGAACAACGTCGTAAAGACATTGAGTTCCAATTGCGCGAAGGCGAATACGGTATCGCCTATACAGACGGTACCGAAAAGATCACTCAGCTTAACCGGCCGGCCGAAAACAACCTTATGAATCAGATCGAGTATCTGACAAACATGTTGTATGGCCAGCTAGGCATCACAGAAGCGGTTATGAATGGTACGGCCGATGAACAGGCCATGACTAATTACTACAACCGTACAATTGAACCCATCCTTACTGCAATTGCAGAAGCTATGCGACGTTCCTTCCTCACTAAAACTGCTCGTTCGCAAAAGCAGACTATTCTATTCTTCAAGGACCGGTTCAAGCTCATTCCATTGAATGACATTGCTGAGATGGCTGACAAGTTCGCCAGAAACGAAATTCTTTCAGCTAATGAGATTCGTTCAGTGATTGGTTTCGCTCCGTCTAAGGAAGCCAAAGCTGATAAGTTGCTGAATAGTAACATGCCACAGCCGACCGACAGTTCTGTGGCAGTAGCCACAAGTGACGGCTAACGCCCGTGATTAAAACCGAAAGGAAACAGTCAAAATGGGAGTAAAGCAGCAAAAAGCCGACTTTAGTGGTTATGCCACCAAGGCCGGTCTTCGATGCTCAGACGGCCGAACCATCATGCCGGGTGCTTTCGAGCACCAAGATAAGGCACAGGTTCCGCTGGTCTGGCAGCATGGTCATGATGACCCAGCCAACGTGCTCGGTCATGCAATTCTTGAGCACCGCAACGATGGTGTATACTGTCGGGGGTTCTTCAATGATACCCCACAGGCGAAGAATGCGAAAGAGCTCGTTCAGCACGACGATATTAAGTCTCTTTCTATTTACGCCAATCAGCTGAAAGAACAGGCTTCGAATGTTCTTCATGGTGTTATTCGTGAGGTGAGTCTGGTGCTCTCAGGAGCAAACCCGGGCGCACTGATCGACAATGTTGAGATTGCCCACGCCGATGGCTCGACAGTTGAGCTTACAGACGAGGCAATCATCTTTACGGGTGAGCCACTCCAGCACGACGCAGTCTCTGAGGAAGAGGCAGAGGAAGTTGTTGTCGAGCACGCTGAGGACGAGGGCCCGACGGTTCAGGAAGTTGTTGATTCCATGACGGAAGAGCAGCGGCAGGTCCTGAATTTCATGGTTGGCGCAGCAGCTGAAGGCGCCGGAAACGATGCACAACATTCCGACGACGATGAGTCGGAGCTGTCCCACACCGAAACCGAAGGAAAGGTAAGCATGACTCGGAATGTCTTTGAGCAGTCGAAGGACTCTCAAGAAGAGAAGCCAACGCTCTCGCACTCAGATCTGCGCGAAATCGTCAAGGCTGCTGAACGCGGTGGTTCGCTGAAGGCTGCTATGGACGACTATGCGCTGGCTCATGGTATCGATAACATCGATATTTTGTTCCCGGACGCTCGCGCGCTCGATAGCACGCCGGAGTTCGACAAGCGCCGCATGGAATGGGTGTCGGGTGTTCTTAACGGAACGCGCCACGCCCCGTTCTCCCGCATCAAGTCAATTGTCGCTGATATTACCCATGCTGAAGCGCGTGCAAAGGGTTACATCACCGGCACCCTGAAGAAGGAAGAGTTCTTCGGGCTGGTCAAGCGTGTCACCACGCCGGCCACCATCTACAAGAAGCAGAAGCTGGAACGCGATGATATTATTGACATCACGGATTTCGATGTCGTTGCTTGGCTCAAGGCAGAGATGCGCATGATGCTCGACGAGGAAATCGCGCGCGCAATTCTGATTGGTGACGGTCGTGCAGTTGACGACGACGACAAGATCAAGGACCCGGCTGGTGCAACTGAAGGTTCGGGTATCCGTTCGATCCTGCTCGACGACGATCTCTACGCCGCCACGGTTACGGTCGATATTGCTGATGCAAGCTCGTCCTACCTTGAGGTTGTTGAGGGTATCCTGCGGAACATGAAGTTCTACAAGGGTTCGGGTTCGCCGACGTTCTACACGACGCTTGACGTTGTGACGGGTATGCTTCTCACGAAGGATACGCAGGGGCGTCGTTACTGGAACTCGCAGTCCGAGCTGGCCATGGCACT